TATTTAAATCTAAAGTAAATCCAAAATTTAAAGGAAAAGTTTCTTCTATTCATCTTAATAACAAAGGATTTAATTATGGATCTCCTGACATTTTAAACTTTAATAGATTACCCGAAATTTCTTTAGATTCTGGTTCTGGTGCAATACTAAGTCCTATTATAAATGAAGGGAAAATAGTAGATGTTTCTATAATTTCTTCTGGACAAAATTATAATTCTTCCCCAAATATTGAAATATTTGGTGATGGTATTGGAGCAGTTTTAAATGCAGTTATAAGCAACGGAAATATAGTTTCAGTTAAAATTATAGAAGGTGGATCTGGGTATAGTCAAAATAAAACCCAAATAACAATAACTCCAAATGGAAGTGGAGTTAAACTATATCCAAATATTCAAACTTGGAATATTAATCTAGTAGAAAGATTTTTAAACTCCTTTAATCAGTTGGATGATGGTGCGATATTTAAATCTATTTCCAACGATGAACAATTGCAATATGGACATTTATTTTATCCAAGAAAATTCAAAGAAATCTTAAATGATAACTTAATTCCTTCTAATTTATCACACTCCCCATTAATAGGATGGGCATATGATGGAAATCCAATCTATGGACCATATGGATATGCCAAAAAAGATGGAAGTGGTGGTATAGTTCAAGTAAATTCTGGATATTTAATAAAATCATCCCCACAAATAAACAGACCCCAATTCTCATTAGGATTTTTTATAGAAGATTATGAATATAAAAATAAAGATAGTGAAGATTATCTAGATGAGTACAATGGAAGATTTTGTGTTACTCCAGAATTTCCTCTTGGAATATATGCATATTTTACTACATTAGATTTAGATTCATCCAGTGAATTTGGTGGATATAAAAAACCAAAATTTCCATACTTTATAGGAAATTTTTATAAATCAAAACCAAATGGGTTTAACTTTACTTCCTCTTCAAATCAAGAAAAAATTGATTTAAATAATTTAAAATGTTTAAGAAATACTAATTTATATGGATTAGATGATGAAAATATCAGTTATGATTATTTAAACACTGATGATTATAAGATACAATCCTCTAAAATTAAGTCAATCTCTCCAGGATATATCGAGAATATAGAAATACTTAGTGCAGGAGAAGATTATAATGTAGGAGATATTATAAAATTTGATAATGAAGGCACCTATGGATATGGTGCTATAGCAAAAGTTTCTAAACTTTCTGGCAAAACAATACAAAGTATAAGTGTTGCCACAACTAGTGTTAGTAATGTTGAATTTTATCCAAATTTTAGAAATAATTTATTTTTAGGAATATTTGAAGATCCCCATGAATTTAAAAATGAAGAGATAGTAACAATATCGGGGTTAAGTACTTCAACTTATACCTTTGATGGTTTGCATACAATTGAAGTTCCTAGCAACTTTTTAATACTAAAAGATAATATTGGCAATGTTTCTTCTACTGGAATAGTAACTTATTTTTCAGTCCTTGGCAACGTAAATAATTTTAAATCTAACGATATTCTTGGAATAGGTACAGAAAAAGTTAAAGTTTTAGATATTGATAATTTATCATCAAGAATAAAAGTTCTCAGATCAGTGTATGGAACCGTTGGATCTGCCCATTCGGCATTAGATATATTGGAGGAAAAATCGAGAACGATAATATTCCAAAATCAGTATTCTCCAAAGTATGAATATAAATTAAATCAAGAATTTTATTTTAATCCTACAGACTCTTTAGGGTTGGGTGTTGGGATTGGTTATACAATAAATTTTTCAAATCCAGGAAGTGGTATAAAAAAACTATTCGTCCCAAGCAAAACAATTTATCTACATGATCATGGATTAAGTACAGGAGATGAATTAATTTATTCATCTAATGGAGGTTCTACTATACAAGCATCAATAAATGGAATTTCCAATTTTTCTTTATCTAATGATTCAAAACTTTTTGTAGCCAAGATTTCAGAAGACCTTATAGGTATTGCAACAGTTAAGGTTGGGATTGGTAGTACAGGAGGATTTGTTGGAGTTACTAGTGCAACTAAAAATTCCACAACTTTATATCTTTCTGGTATAGGAACAGGAGAAAATCACAGTTTTAAAACAAATTATGAAACTATATACGGAACAGTATCAAAAAATATCGTCACAGTATCAACATCAAGCACCCATGGATTAAAAACAAACGATGTAATAACAATGGATGTGAATCCAAAAACATCAAAAACTTTAAGTTTAAAATATGACGATGAAAAAAGAAGACTAATTGTAAATCCTAAAAATTTCACATCCTCCGGAATTAGTACTCTGAGTGGAACTATTACTATCAATAACCATGAATTAATAACAGGACAAAAAATAATTTATAAAACAGATTATTCAACCTCAAATCTGAAAAATAATGAAATTTATTATGCTTTAGTTTTAGATGAAAACACTATAAAATTATCAAATTCTTACTATGATTCAGTTTCTCCAAATCCAAACACCTTAGAAATAACCTCAGTTTCTAATGGATCTATTTCTCCAATTAATCCTTTAATAAGATTATATAAAGAATCTGAAGTTATTTTTGATTTATCAGATTCCTCGTTATCATATGCAGTAAACAACAATCAATATTCAGCTTTTAATTTTGAAATTTATACCGATCCATACTTTAAAAATGTTTTTAATAAAACAGCAGGTTCTGAAGAATTTGGTGTGGAAAAGCAAGGATCTGTTGGTATTAGCCAGAATGCAAAGGTCATTTTAAATATAAAAAATGATTTTCCAGAAAAATTGTATTATAGATTAGTACCTATTTTTACCGATGGAATTTCCTATCCAGAAAATAAAAGAAGAATCGTAATTGATAATTTATTAATAGATTCAAATAATACTTTAGAAATATTAAACAGCGAATATTCTGGACAGTATCCAATTTTTGTTGGTGTTGGTTCTACTTCTTTATTTGAATATCTACTACCAAATAAACCAGAAGTTGTTTCATATTCATCAACAATTTCGTCTTTAAGTTATAATACAAGTTCTATAAATGCCTTTGGTCCAATATCCGAGATAAAAATATCAAATCCCGGAAAAAATTACTATTCTTTACCTAAGATTTCAGACATAAATTCTAACATTGGAAAAAATGCTTTATTAGATTGCTTTAGTGAGTCTATTGCGAAAATAAAAAAAACAGAAATTAGTAATATTGGATTTGATTTTTCTTCAGACTATACATTATTACCAAACAATTATCCCATATTAGTAGTAAAGTTAGAATCTTTATATTCTGTAGATACGATAACTGTTTCTTCTTTTGGGGAAAATTATAATACTCCACCAAAGTTAATAGCAATAGATCAAAAAATTAATGAAATTATAAGTGATTTAGATTTAGAATTTTCTTTAGATGACACCATAGTAAAAATAGTAAAAAATACTTCAAGTTTAAGTGGATTGATTCCAAAAATAATTCCAATTGAAAACAATAATGGATTTAGAATAAATGCAATAGAATTTAATTCTGTTACTAATTTAGTTACTATTACTTTTCCATATACTGGTGATTTTCCACTTTCAATTGGGGATAAAATATTAATTGAAAATGTAAAGATAACAGACAGTGAAGATAAAGGTTATAATTCAGAGAATTATAACTATGCGCTATTCTCTATATTAGAATTAACTGAAGATATTGGATTGGGACAAGGAACAATAACTTATAGTCTGGAGGATTATTTAACATCTGAAGAAACTCCCGGCGTTTTTGATTATATCAATTCTGTTGGCAGAATAATTCCAGAAAAATATTTTCCTTCATTCGAAGTAACCCTAAAAAGAGGGCAATATTTAATTGGAGAAAATATTAAATCAGAAGTATCCCAAAAACCTGAAGGTTATGTATCAAATTGGGATGAATATTCTGGTCTTTTAACTATTTCAAATCCAACTAAAAAGTTTAGTGTTGGAGAAATAATTCAAGGAGAGTCTACGGGATCAAAATCAAAAATATTAAAAATTTACAAAACAGATTCCACAACTACTATTTCATCAAAAACAAAAATAAGTAAAGGATGGAGTCAAAATAATGGATTTTTAAATGACAACATACAAAAAATTCAAGATAGTTTCTATTATCAAAACTTTTCATATTCAATAAAATCAAAAATTGATTATGATACATGGAAGGATTCAGTTTTAACTTTAAATCATCCTAAAGGATTTAAAGTATTTTCTGATTATCAATTAGAATCTAGTCAATATGTAGGAATATCCACAACAAAGCCATCTGAACTTTCAATAACTTTAGATATTTTTAGCAAATCTGATTTTAATACTTATTATTTTGACCTTTCTTCAGAAAATACTTTAAATATAGATTCAAAATTAGTTTCAAATGAAATAATATTTAAGAATAAAGTAGTACAAGATCATATTTTATCTTTTGGAAACAAAGTTCTTGATATAGATGATATAAGTTCTCAATTTGATAGTAGTGATGAGGTATCTAAAAAAGATTTTATTTTGAAAAGTGATGAATACCCATTATTCAAGAGAACTTTTGATGGAAGCAGTGCATCTATTGTAGATATTGAATCAGATACTATACAAATAGAAAATCATTTCTTTGTCACTGGTGAAAAAATTTCATATTCAAATGGAACAGGTTTAAACACAAATTCTGTTGGTATTGCTTCTACTTATTTTGGCGTTGGAATAGGAACAACAAGCAAATTGCCAAACGAACTATACGTCGTAAAAATAAGTGATAATAAAATAAAACTTTCCAGAAATGCCGAAGATGCACTAAATTCTACACCAAAAACTTTAGACATTACTAGTGTCGGTATAGGCACAACACATTACTTCTCTTGTTTTAACCAAAATTCTAGAGTATTAATTTCTATTGATGGAATTATTCAATCCCCAATTACAATAACATCAGTAGAAAGTTCACTATCTGGGAACATTTCTATATCTACAAATTTTGTTTATGTATCGGGAATTTCATCATTCTTCAATGGAGATCTTATAAAGATTGATAATGAAATAATGAAAATTAATTCTGTTGGTATTGGATCTACAAATTTAATAAAAGTAGATAGATCTTTACTGGGAACTGAATCAGAATTACATTCTCTGGGGGCAATAGTTACTAAAATTAGTGGTAATTATAATATAGTAGAAAATACTATTAATTTTGCATCTCCTCCCCTATCTCTATCTGATCCTTTAGACACAACAATATCACAAAAATCCAAATTTCATGGAAGATCTTTTATAAAATCTGGATATTTAAATCAAAACAATAGCACATATAGCAATAATTATATCTTTGATGATGTATCAAATTCTTTTACTGGAATTTCTAGTGGATTTATTCTTAAAAATAACAAAAATAATATTGCAGGAATATCAACAGACAATATTTTATTATTGATCAACAATATTCCCCAAATCCCATCCATAACTGTAAATCAAATATCATTAACCAATAATTATTATTTGTCCGAGAATTCTGGAGTTACTACAGTATTTTTTGTAGGTTCTAATAATATTCCAAATCAAACTGACATTAATTCTACAAATTTACCCATAAGTGGAGTTATAGTATCCGTTGGATCTAGTGATAGTCTTGGATATCAACCATTAGTTTCTGCAGGAGGAACTGTCGTTGTTTCTATATCAGGAACAATTTCTTCAGTTTCTATCGGAAACAGTGGATCAGGATATAGGAGTGGGGTTCAAAATCCAGTTAAAGTTGGCATCATAACTTCATATGAACAAAATAATAAAATAACATATATTGGAATAGCATCAATAAGTAAAGGAAATATTGTTGGAGTATCTATAACTAATCCTGGATCTGGATATTCTTCATCAAATCCCCCAACATTAATTATTGATGACCCATTACCATATTCAAATATTCCACTTGTTTATTCGTCAATATCATCTGGAATAGGAACCCAAGCAAAAATTGATATCGTCGTTGGAAATGGTTCTAGTATAATAAATTTTGAAATGAAAAATTTTGGATATAATTATAAAAAAGGAGATATTTTAACTGTTCCTATTGCAGGTACGACAGGAATTCCGACAGATACTACAAAACAATTTAAAGAATTTAACATTATTATAGATGAAGTTAAATCTGATAAATTCTCTGGATGGTTTGTTGGTGGATTAAAAGTATTTGATGATATAAGTAGTCTTTTTAATGGAATTAGAAAAAGATTCCCATTAACTATTGGCAATCAAAGATACTCTCTGGTTTCTCAACAAGGATCAAAAATTAACCTTCAAAATAATTTATTGATATTTATAAATGACATTTTACAGGTTCCAGGGGAATCATATAGTTTTACTAAAGGTGATAAAATAGTATTTAATGAGGCTCCAAAAGGAAAATCTTCAGATAATGTAATTTCTGGAGATACTTGTAAGATTCTTTTCTATATGGGAAATTCTAGTTATGATACTCAAACTGTAAATATTACAGAAACTATCAAAGAAGGTGATGAATTACAACTCTCATATGATATTTTTTCAGAACAACCACAAAGTTTAAATCAAGATAAGAGAACAATAACTTCATTATATCCAAATTCAGCAGAAACTCAATTATATTTTGGATCTGGTATCTCTGAAGATCAGACACTATATCGCCCAACATTTTGGAGAAAACAAACTGAAGATAAAGTAATAGATTTTTCTGTTATTTCTAAAAACAGATCAATCTACGAACCATCAATATATCCAAGTTCTTACATAATAAATCCAGTTGGAGTAAATACTACAATTGTTTATGTTGATAATATAAGACCATTTTTTAATTCTCCAAAAGAAGCATTTTCAGGAAATCTCAATTTCCAAAATGAAATAATTTTATTATCTCAAGATATAACTGAATTTGCTACTGCATCTTCTACTGTATCTTTAGCAGGAACAGTTACATCTATCAGTATTACAAATCCTGGTAGTGGATATACAACTCAACCATCGGTTATTTTAGAGTCTCCAGTTGGATTGGGAACTACTTTTAGAGCAACTGCATCTTCAACCATAAATGGTGGAAAATTGGCATCCATTGCAGTAAATTATCAAGGAAGTATGTATGAATCATCAAATCCTCCACAAGTTTTAATTGAACCACCATCAATTAAAAAAGAAAAATGTACAGTGGTTGGATATTTTGGTGATCATGGAATTATTACAGGTATTGGCACAACATCAATAGTTGGCGTTGCTGTCACTGGGTTAGTATTTGATTTATTCATACCAAATAACTCATATTTAAGAGATAGTTCAATATCTGGAACTGCAACTACTATAAGCGGAATCGCCACTGGAGATTACTTTGTTGTATATAGTTCTAAAGTTGGAAATGGAGTAACTTCATTAGATTCAACTGGAGGTGTAGTTGGCATTGGAACTTCTAGGTTAGATAATGTGTATGTTGCACAATCAGTTTCCGTAGCATCATCTTATGTCCCAAGTGGAGGATTGGCATCAGTAGTAAAGGTTGTAGTGAGTTTAGCATCTTATAATAATTTAACTGGACTGGGATTTAGTGATTTTTATGGAGAATATAGTTGGGGTAAAATAGAATTATCACAAAGACCTTCTCCCAATGAATATGCCTCATATAGAAATAATGGAGTTGTTGGACTAAGTACTGGGGGAGTTGTTATAAGATCTGAACCATTAAGATATTTTGGATATGTTTTATGATAAATAAATAAAACCTCGTAAAAAATGTCGGCAATTATAACTGATCAATTTAGAATATTAAATGCTAAAAATTTTTTGAATTCAATTTCATCATCCGAAAATTCTTACTATACATTTGTTGGATTGCCAAATCCTTCAGATGTACTATCTAATTGGGATTCCGATCCACCTTCACATAAAGATAGTTTTAATGATGAGAGCATTTGTTGGGAGACTATGATGTCTCTAAAAAAAATTAATAGTACTGATGTTAGATTGGTAATACCTAAAATAGTTTGGTCTTCTGGAAGAGTCTATGATTATTATAGACACGATTACACAATTTCAAACAGACCTAAAATTTCAGATTCTTCCACGTTATATACTTCATTTTTCTATGTTTTAAACAGCGATTATCGCGTTTATATTTGTTTAGAAAATGGCACTAATCCAGAAAATGAAAAAGGAAAGCCTTCATTAGATGAACCCAAATTTATAGACTTAGAGCCAAGATCGGCAGGTTCTAGTAATGATGGATATATTTGGAAGTACTTATACACAATAAAACCATCAGATATTGTAAAATTTGAATCTACTGATTATATACCAGTTCCATCAGATTGGGAATCTAATGTAGAAAATGCTGCTGTTAGGAATAACTCGGTAGATGGATCAATTAAAACTATAATTATAAAAAATAGAGGAGTATCAGTAGGATCTGGAAACCAAATTTATAGAAATATTCCAATAAAAGGTGACGGAACTGGTGCAGAGTGTACTATAGTAACTAATTCGGAGCAAAAAGTAGAATCAATAACAGTAACAAATCAAGGATCTGGATATACTTTTGGTAGTGTAGATTTAATCGCAGGAGGAATAACTACTTTTGACACTAGACCTACTTTCGATGTTATAATTCCACCTAAAGGTGGGCATGGATTTGATATTTATCGAGAGTTGGGTGCGTTTAATGCCCTAATTTACTCTAGACTGGAAAATGATGTTCAGAATCCAGATTTTATAACAGGAAACCAAATAGCAAGAGTTGGTATAATTTACAATCCAAGAGTATCTAATGGTTCAATTTTATCTTCTGATAAAGCTAGTGCTACATATGCATTAAAATTGACTGGTTCTTCATATAATACATCATCCTTCACTCCAGACTCTGTAGTAACACAAACAGTAGGAACAGGAATTACTGCCGCAGGAAGAGTCATTTCTTATGATCAAAACACGGGGGTTTTAAAGTACTGGCAAGAAAGATCTATTGCTGGGGTTAATACTGATGGTAGTCAGCAAACAAACCCAGTTTATGGATTTAACTTAAATGAATTTACTAGTTCGATTTTATCTGGAGGTAGTTTAACAATTACTGGAAATAGTGGAGGAACTTTAAATATTGACTCAGGATTTACTGGTATAGATACCACAATAAATAATAAAAAATATTATTTGGGACAAAGTTTTGTTGACGGAATTGCTGGACCAGAAGTTCAAAAATATTCTGGGTCTATAATTTATGTTGATAATAGACCATCTATTACTAGATCAACAAACCAAAAAGAAGATATTAAAGTCATTTTGCAGTTTTAAAGAATCATGCCAAAACAAACAAATTTAAATGTATCTCCATATTTTGATGATTTTGATGCAAATAATGACTATTATAAAGTTTTATTTAAACCAGGATATCCTGTACAAGCAAGAGAATTAACAACACTACAATCTATTTTACAGAATCAGATTGAAAAATTTGGGCAACACTTTTTTAAAGATGGTGCAAAAGTAATACCAGGAAATACTTTTTACAATAATTTTTATGATTGTGTAGAACTAGAGAATACATATTTAGGAATACCAGTATCTTCTTATGCAGAACAACTAGTAGGTTCTACAATAACTGGGACATCTTCAGGAATAACAGCAATTGTAAATCAAGTTTTGCTTCCTCAAAATTCAGAAAGAGGAAATTTAACATTATATATTACATATCTTACTTCAAGTTTAGTTAATAGTTTTCAAACCAAATTCGTTGAAGGAGAACAATTAACTGCAAATAATATTATTATATCACAATTGCTTGGAACTTCTAATATTCCTACAGGAGAACCATTTGGAGTTACTATTTCCAGAAATTGTGCCTCAAGAGGATCATCATTTTCTATCAATGATGGAATATATTTTATTAGAGGGCATTTTGTAAGAGTAAGCAAAGAGACATTAATATTAGACCAATATTCATTTACTCCAAATTATAGAATTGGATTTTTTGTAAATGAGCAAATAATAACTTCAGATTTAGATGAAGAATTAAATGATAATTCTCAAGGTTTTAATAATTATTCTTCTCCAGGTGCAGATAGACTAAAAATAACAGTTTCCTTATTCAAAAAAAGTTTAGATGATTTTGACGATACAAATTTCATCGAATTGGCAAGGGTAAGATCTGGTATTATCAAATATTCTACAGACAAGTATAGTCAATATAACATTTTAGCAGAAGAATTTGCTAGAAGAACATATGACGAATCTGGAGATTATTATGTAAAACCTTTTGATGTCGTTTTAAAAAATTCATTAAACGATAAACTGGGCAATGATGGTATATTCAATTCAACTGATTTAACTGATGGTGGTTCAGTACCTTCAGATAATCTCGCTTTATATCAAATTTCCCCAGGAAAAGCATACGTAAGAGGGTATGAACTTGAAGTCATAAGCAGTTCTCTTATTGATGTTTCCAAACCAAGAGAAACAAAAACTTTAGAAAATCAAACTATTGTTTATAATACTGGACCAACATTTAAACTGAATAGGGTTTATGGTTCCCCTAAAGTTGGTATTGGAAATGATTATATTCTTAGTCTTAGAGATTCTAGGGTTGGTAATTCTGGAATAACCTCAACAGGAAAAGAGATTGGTGTTGCAAGAGTATATGACTTTAGATTAGAATCTGGATCGTATGATAAT